CGTAGCCACTCTTACAACATCTGCAGCACACGGGCTTACAGTCGGCATGACAATTACAATTACAGGTGTAGATGCAACATTTAATGGTGATTATCGTATTACAACTGTGCCTACAACAACTACTTTTACCTATGCTAAAGTTGCTTCTAATGTAAGTTCAACTGCAGTATCACCAGTTGGTACTGGTATAACAAACCCAGTAATTCACTACATTGATTACATTTCAGGTACTGATAAAAAAGTATTTGCTATCTGTGATGACGGGGTTAATGCTTACTGGATAACAAACAAAACGGTAGGTGGAAATCAACGCCTTACTATGTTTAAGAAGCCATTAAGTGGTGACTCAACTACTGGTTCATCTAATCCCTCTGCATCTGGTGACGTTACTCAAATGTTCCAAAGTGGTAACATTGAAATTCAGTACGCAACTATGGAGTTTGTAAAAGACCGTATTATTCTTTGCGTAAACAATGCTGTTTATGAGTTAACTACCGCTGATACATCATTACCAACAGCAACATTTACTAACACCAATACCAACTATCATTACACATCAGTTGCTGCATCTGGTCCTGCCATTTACACAGCGGGTCACTCAGGCATCTATTCAACTATTCAGAAGTATACACTTACAGCCGCTGGTGCTTTGCCAACATTAACATCTGCTGTTGTTGCAGCAGAACTTCCAGCGGGTGAGATAGTAGAAAAGATATATTACTACTTAGGTTATATGATGATTGGAACTAACAAGGGTGTACGCGCTGCTGTAGTTTCAGACCAAGATGGCTCAATCAATTATGGTCCACTTATTCTAGAAACATCACAGCCAGTCTACGACTTTGCTGGCAGAGATAGATTCGTATGGGCTACAACAGGAGTTGGCACATTAGATGGTGGACTTACTCGTATAGACCTTGGTCTAGAGATATCACCGCTACGTTTTGCTTATGCAAATGACGTGTATATATCACAAACTACTGAACATTATACAACAGCGTGTGCATTCCTTGGTGTAACCAATCGCATTGCATTTACAACTGCTTTCGAAGTAACTGATGGAGCAATCTACCTTGAGTCAACAGACTTAATATCGACTGGATACCTACAAACTGGCTACATCCGATACAATACATTAGAGCCTAAAAACTTTAAACGTCTTGTTGCACGTGGTGATTTTACTAAGGGGTCTATGACCCTTGAAACAGTTACCGCTGATGGCACTGAGTACGATGTTGTCTCATATGATTCATCTGTACCTCCAGTAGAAGTAACCACATCTAACCCACAGGAAGCACAGGAGTACTTGGCTTACAAGTTTATCCTATACCGTGATGGTGATGATGCTACTAAGGGACCAATCATGAAGGGCTACCAAGCGAAGGCAACTATCGCTACGCCTAGACAACGAGTAATGAAATTCCCAGTCTATTGTTATGATGTCGAGACAGACAGATACAACGTACAGACAGGGTATGAGGGACGAGCGTTCGATAGAATTGGCCAACTAGAATCCGTTGAACAAAACGGTGACGTTGTAACTTGGCAAGACTTAACCACAGGTGAGTCACGTCAAGTGGTCATTGAACAAGTCTCCTTCACCCGCCTCACACCTCCAGACCGTGGCTTTACTGGTTATGGTGGTGTCATTGATATCACGATTAGGACTGTGTAATGTCTACTGCTCAATGGCTAGGATTAGCCGTATCTGTTTGTACTTTAATTGCCGCATTTGCCACATCAGTACGTTGGCTAGTTAAGCATTACCTGTACGAACTTAAACCTAACTCTGGCTCGAGCCTAAAAGATTCAGTCATTCGACTAGAAGAAAAAGTAGAAATACTCTATCAGATGATGCTACAAAAGGGAAGAGATGACAAATAATGAAACCTGTTGTCAAGAAAGCCACGCCTGCCGCTATTGCTGTCCTACGACAGGCCACAGCGATAGCACCATCGCGTATGAAAGCCAGCGATGGACTCCTGCCATCAGCAGCGCATATCCATCAGAATCCCAATTCTGACCATAATACAGGATTTGGTGTAGACTTAACCCATGACCCTGCACGTGGTATTGATTGCCATGATATCTATGAGCAACTCAAGAACGATAAGCGTGTTAAGTATCTAATTTTCAAGGGTCAGATATGGATTCCTGGTAGAGGCGATAAGCCATACACTGGTAGCAATCCTCATAATAAACATTTACATATATCAATCAAGGATAACTGTGGGGATGACACCTCTCCGTGGTTCCCATGGTTAGACAAGCCTAAGTTCTCTACTACTAACCAAGCCAGGTTAGCGGTATCTAAACTAAAGCCCCTACCGAAAAAGAAGGAAAATAAATGAAAGCACTAATCAATAAGTTCCTTGGTCCAAAGGATATAGCAGCAATTAAGTCATACTTACGCGCCTTGCTAGCATCTGCTGTGACCATGGGTATTGCTCTTCTTACAGACATGAAGCCTGAGTACGCAGTACTAATCGGCGCATTGGCTGCACCATTGGCTAAATGGGCTGATAAGAATGAAACAGCATACGGACGAGGCTCCGAAGAGTAGTCCAAATAAGCCCTCCAAGGCCCTTTTAAGACAAGAAACCCCCTTACCTTAGTAGAAATACTAGGGCGAGGGGGTCTTTTGTCGTTTATGATGCAAACCTTGGCTACTGGAACGTTACTCAGTAGTAGCAGTTAATGCCATTCAACATTGTTACTCTTGGTATTCCTCTTCGAGGTCTTCCAAGAATCTCTCGTATTGCTTTCCTCGAATTCGTGCTTTAACATCGTAGTAGGCTGCCTCTAGGGCATAGAATACAACGATACCAGTAAGTGAAGCCAGTGCTACTTCTAGAAAATTTGACATAGTACTCCTTAGATATAATTATAGTTAATATACTATATACAAGGCCAAAGGCCTTTATATATTTTCTTTATATATCAATTATACACGTATTTTTTCAGATGTCAATTATTTAAATGTTTGACAGATACCCAACTGTGGTCTTATACTTGAACCATGTCAATCAAACTAGAAGAATATACTCTACCAGAGCACATATCGTACTCTGCATTCACTACCTACCTTACGTGTGGGTATCAATACTACCTCGGCAGACTCCTCAATAAGGAGGAAGCCCCATCCGTCTGGTCTGTTGGCGGTTCAGCGTTCCACCTAGCGTGTGAAAACTACGACAAGGAGAACGTATGAGCGTACAGCAACTATGGGACCAAGCATGGGTTGAGTGCAAAGGTGACACCGACCTAACCAATGCTCGCGTTGGCGGTCGTGCAACCAAGGCTAACCCTAACAAAGAAGACGTTACCTTCTGGCAAAACCAAGGACCCAAGTGGGTTGAGGCTTACATTGCATGGCGTAAGGCTAACCCTACATGGAATATCTGGACAGCACCAGATGGAAACCGAGCAATTGAACTTGCCCTGACTCCCGTAGTCAAGGATGTTCAAGTCAAGATGATTATTGACCGCGTATTCGAAGTCAATGGTGAACTTGTAATTGTCGACTTAAAGACATCTCAGAATACTCCAACTAGCAACCTTCAACTTGCCTTCTATAAACTTGGGCTGGAACAACAGTTCGGTATCAAGGTCAAGTGGGGTACGTATTACATGTCACGTGGTAATAACATCTCAGAGATGGTAGACCTATCTGAGTACACCTACGACAAAATGGAATACCTAATAGAAACATTTGACAAAGCCCGTAAGGCTGCGTTATTCTTACCCAACACAAACAGTTGCCAGTACATGTGCGGACTCACGGAATACTGTCAATTCTCTATTAAGAAGGATAAATAAATGGCCGAAGACTGGAAGTTACAAGTATCGTATAAGACCCCATCAGGGGATATGATTAACGTACGTGCTCAAACCGCAGATGAACTAAGCGTATTGCTTGAAGGTGTTGGCGACTTCGCTACACAGATTGCTGCAACGCAACGTCTGCTTTCGGGGGTAAGCACGGCAGCCCCTTTATCGACATCGCCTTCCACCGAAGGCACAACGCCACCGCCTTACTCAGCACCACCCCAGGCGCAGGCTCCGTCCGCTATGGGAGCACCAGCGCCCGTACAGGGTGGACCGACGTGCCAGCACGGACCTCGCAAGTACAAGTCGGGAATCTCCAGCAAGACAGGAAATCCTTACGCGATGTGGGTCTGTCCGATGCCTCAGGGCGCGGACCAGTGCAAGCCAGTCAACTAATACCAGAAGAATTTCCATTTTAAATTAACTAGGGAGGGAACAAATGAGAACACTAGTACGCTCAGTAGGACGTGCCTCAATTGGAGGGGAACCCCTCCCTAGTTCATTTAGAGCATTTGAACAGAACAAGATTATCATACGTCGTTCAGAAGTTTCTATGTTTGCAGGTGCGCCAGGAGCGGGAAAATCTACTCTAGCCCTAGCACTTGCACTTAAGACCAACGTGCCAACATTGTATATCTCAGCAGATACCAATGCACACACAATGGCTATGCGCCTAGCATCTATGATTTCGGGGAAGAGTCAGTCGGATGTAGAGCAGAAACTTAATACTGATGTTGGTTGGACGAAGGCGGTCCTCCAAAAGGGAAGTCATATAATCTGGTCGTTCGAATCCTCGCCAACCTTAGAAGATATTGATGAGGAAGTCCAAGCATTTGAAGAGTTGTGGGGATGCAGCCCATCTCTCATTGTCTTGGACAACCTCATGGATGTTGCCACCGATGGTGGCGAAGAGTTCGCATCTATGCGAGCCATTATGAAGGAGTTGAAGTATCTTGCGAGAGCAACTAATGCAGCGATTGTTGTACTACACCACACTTCGGAAGCAGTTCCAGGAAATCCTTGTCAACCGCGAAGCGCTATTCAAGGAAAAGTCTCTCAACTCCCTGCGCTTATATGTACACTTGGAACTGTTGGCACATCAATGGGCGTTGCATCAGTCAAGAATCGCTATGGACGAGCAGACGCGAATGGAACGCTCATGACATGGCTTGCATTTAATCCAGAATATATGTACATCGATGATATACCCGAGAATGTTTAGGAGAGGTTATGTTAATGGAAAAGACACTAAAGATTATGAAGCAGGAAGCATACGTACAGGGATGGCAAGATGCAGCAGATGCAATCACATCTAAGTTCGAAGAGTCACTACGCGGTTCAATCGAGAGTCTAGAACTACCCAACTTTGAGGATGAAGATGACAACAAGGAAAAGTCATAAGGCTAGAGGTGCAACCTATGAAACCGACATCCGAGACTGGTTTAGAGCAAATGGATACGATAGTGAACGACTTGCTCGAACAGGTGCGAAAGACGAAGGAGACGTTGTTGTCCGTAAAGACTTCCTTGGCTCAATTGGGGTTATTGAATGTAAGGCTCCAGGAGCAGGCAACGCCATTGACCTTAGTGGATGGACAAAAGAAGCACAAGTGGAAGCCGTACATTACGCAGAAGCCAGAGGGCTTACGCGAGAGCAGGTAATGCCAGCAGTACTAATCAAAGCAAGAGGCAAGTCAATAGCAGATTCGTATCTAGTATTAAGGTTGGGCGATGTATTTGGTGGATGACTTACCAGACATAGTAGCGGTGTTGAAGCACTACGGTGCCAACATTACTCGAGCGTCTGGTCAAGTCAACGTCAAGTGTCCGTTCCACAATGATAGTCATGCAAGTGCAAGTTTCAATACAAGACAGAATATTTTTAATTGCTTCGCGTGTGGTATGCAAGGCAATAGCATTCAAATAATTGCTAAGAGAGAAGGGTGTGATATACGTGAAGCAAAGTCTATCGCAGAAGGAATTACTGGGGAGAGCAACGAGCAAGTACGCGGGAAACATCTCTCTGGCGGAAGATTACCTAGCAAGTCGGGGAATAACAAAGGAAGTAGCGCGTCTGGCGCGATTAGGCGTAGTAGAGGAGCCTGAAC